CAGGAAGTAAAAAATGCAAACCAAGCCGCTGTCCGGGCCAATGCAAGCAAGATTGATGCTGAGTGTCGTGTGCCTGATGTTGCTATCGAGTTGCTCAACAGCGCCAGTCAAAATAAAGTTTCCGGAAGTTCCACAGGAACTAAGGGAACCTTGCCCAAGCCTGGCACAAGTCAACCCGCAAGACCATAATCTCAGCACGTTGCTGGAGGTGGTCGTAGGCAACTATGCGCTCTACTATGAGTGCAAGAATCGTGCTGACGGTTGGCAACAGTGGTATGACAACCAACGCAAGATTTATGAAAGTATCAGCAAATAACTTAGAGAGGAAACAGAAATGCCAAACAAAACAGCACGAGCAACACACATTAGAAAAGAATGGGAATCCAATCCACGTTGGGACCACATCAAAAGAAACTACACAGCTGAACAAGTAGTAGACCTACAAGGAAGTAATCCTGTGGAATACAGCCTGGCAGAACGTGGCGCCAATAAACTATGGATGAGTCTATTAGAAGAGCCTTATGTGGCCACTCTAGGTGCGCTCACAGGCATGCAGGCCTTGCAACAGGTCAAGGCCGGACTCCGAGGAATCTACTTATCGGGCTGGCAAGTGGCCGCCGATGCCAACACATCAGGTCAGATGTATCCAGACCAAAGTCTGTATGCTGTGAACTCAGTGCCTGAAATGGTGCGCAAGATCAACAACACATTTGCACGAGCAGATCAGATCCAGTGGATGGAAGGCAGTGGTGACACTGACTTTTTCCAACCTATAGTAGCCGATGCTGAATCCGGCTTTGGCGGTGTACTCAATGCTTACGAATTAATGAAAGCCATGATTGAAGCTGGGGCCGCAGGCGTACACTTTGAAGACCAGCTGGCGTCAGCCAAGAAGTGCGGACACATGGGCGGCAAGGTCTTAATCCCTACAAGAGAAGCTGTCAACAAGCTCAATGCTGCACGATTGGCCGCAGACGTGCTGGGTGTGCCCACAGTGTTGTTGGCACGCACCGATGCTGAAGCCGCCAATCTTGTAACGTCGGATGTGGATGAGAATGATCGTCCATTCCTCACAGGCGAGCGCACAGTAGAAGGCTTCTATGTCACACGCAATGGCTTCGAACAGGCTGTGAGCCGTGGACTTGCTTATGCGGCCTATGCCGATTTGATCTGGTGCGAAACAGGCACACCAGATTTGGATTTTGCCAAGCGTTTCGCAGATGCGATACATGACAAATATCCCAACAAGATGTTGGCATACAACTGCTCACCATCATTCAACTGGAAGAAGAATTTAGATGATACAACAATCAGTATTTTCCAACGTGAACTTGGAGCAATGGGTTACAAGTTTCAATTCATCACACTCGCTGGCTTTCATAGTCTTAATCACGGCATGTTTGATCTGGCTCATGGCTATGCTAGGAATGGTATGTCTGCGTTTGTGGAACTACAACAAAAAGAGTTCACCGACGGAGCCAAGGGCTTTGAAGCGGTCAAGCATCAACGAGAAGTTGGAACGGGATACTTTGACCGGGTCACAACCACCATCGAAGCCACATCGTCAACGCAAGCGTTAAAAGGCAGCACGGAAGAAGAACAGTTCCACTGATGCAACCCTGTAGTTATGTGATAGCGCACACATCATCGCCAGTGGTTGGTGACTGTGTGCGTAGTCTTAAGCAACATGGATGGCCTTATCAGTTATGGCCAGCGGTGGATGGTCGCACAGTCACACAACAAGATTGGAATCGCATTGGTGTGAGCATGAGTGAAGCTGGAAAAATGACACGCAGACCCGGAGCCCAAGGTTGCTGGCTGAGTCATTTTGGTGTGTGGTCAGAATGTGTGCGTCTCAACACTCCAGTGATCGTCCTGGAACATGATGCCTTGGTCACAGAGTCATGGCCCAACACAGTGGATTTAGAACCACAGGTCATCAAACTTTACACCACAGCTGAATGCAAAATAAATCCTGCGTTTGGGCGTTGGAGCAAAGGTGCCCATGCTTATACTGTAACGCCAGCCCAGGCACAAACTCTTATCACAGATGCGCAACAGCGTGGCGCACAGGCTGTGGACAAACACCTGGGCGATTTAGTGCTTCCATGGACATTTTATCACCGTGATTTGGTGGTGTTGCACCCAGGGCGTGGAAGGTCATCAACCAGCGCAATCAAGTAAATAATGTTATGAAACGAATCGCCCTTGCACTTTCCACAGTGGTGTTGAGCAGTTGTGCCCTTTGGGATGCCTACTTCATGGCACCCTATGATGCCAATGAATACATGCTGATCACAGAAATCCGCACCAACGCTGTGATTTATCGCGAGCAGTGCGCCAATCCTGTGTTGGCACCCGTCAATGCACAGGCCATGGCCAACCGCACCTTGTTGTATGAACGCTATGAAGAAAATATTCCCAGAAATGAAAATGGATTCCGAGCAGCCCGGGCTCTCAACGAAATCACACAAGGACTCAACACAGCCTATGCCAAAGGAGCAGTAAGCCCTACATTCTGCAGATTAAAATACAACAACATCGAACACAGTGCTGAACTCATACAACGAGTCACAGCAGGAAGGCCAAGACGATGAGAGCCCAAGAATTCCTACAAGAAGCAAGGATACCCAGAGACATAGAAGAGTTCCTGGACAGCCTGAATCCCGATGATTGTGGTGTGGATGAAATAGGAGCATATCGCATACACTATGAAGGATTCACCAGCGACTGTAAAAGCAGTGCGGACTATCGCAGAGATCCCGAAGCTGTGTATCAACAAGTGTATCAGGATTTTATCAATCGTGAAGGTGGAGCTCGGCCCCTGGTCCAGGACATGGTGGGCGACGAAGAGTTCCCTATCCTGTACAGTATATTTAGAAAACGGCAACCTATTCGAGAAGCACAACAAGCCACAGCTCAACAAGTGTTGGCGTATATTAACCGGACACACCACGAACCTTTTGAGCCAGGATCAAAAATGTACAAGGCTGTGTTGGCACATCCACGGTGGGAACTGGTCCGGGTGCCTCTACTGAACTTGAACATACCCGACGAAGAATATGACGATGTGGAACAAGAGCCAGAATCAGATCCTTATGGTCGAGTCATGGCTGTAGAACCTGGTCATGCTGGTGAAGTTAGCACCCACCTGGTAGACAAAAAACCCATCGTGATAGACGCTGATCGCTACATCTTAGATGGCAATCATAGAGCATGGGCCGCAAAATACTTGTTGAATCGCGACTATATTCAGGCCTGGAGACCGGTATGAGAGCCCAAGAGTTCGTCCAAGATTTTGAAGGCATCACAATGTCTCTTGACGTCGAAAAAGACGATGCGTATGTGGATGACGACGATGCGGACAATCAAGTCATTGTTGTCCGAGCCAACAGCCATGGCCGAGAGCTAGGGCACGTATTGTTCACCATGAGTTATGATGGCCAGGGACTGATTCTCAATCCGCAGGACCTAGAGGTTGATGAGCGATATCGCGGTCAAGGCGTAGCCCGAGCCATGTATGATTTTACCAAAAGCCGTGGATACAGAATCCGACGCAGTGGACAACAAACCGACGCTGGTGCAGCATTTTGGCAGAAACATAGACCCAATAGCAATGTTTGGGAAACTGAGATCACAGAAGCTCAAGACGCCAGAACTGAGATAGAAAACATGGCGACCATATTGCCCGGCTCGCCCGACGAATACTTTGTGAGATTCACGGACCAGGACAAGTTGGGATTCAGTGCCCGCCAGCATTTTGGTCGCACACCCGACATCGACGACCCTGGCTATGATCCCATGGCCCTGCCCAGACCATCAGGACGTCCAGCACTGTGGTTCTACCCTTTGCGTACTTACTTGCGAGGTGGTGATCTGTTTGCCAGCCAACACCCATACACCTGGTTGGTTAGATTGCGTCCGGATGCTTGGCTACAACGAGTAGGCCGAGAAGAAAAAACCGATGCGCCGACGGGCAAAACTCGTGTGGGCATGCTCAGACAGGATCAAGGTGTGCCCATGGCAATCTTTTTTAAACCAGGATTTGATGTTGTGGATCGTTGGTATGACTATGGCAAAATGCACAAAAGGAGACAGCAATGAGTTGGTCGCAATGGGAAACAGAAGTACTACACATCTTAAACAACCCCGATGATGAAAACACTAGAATGGTGGCCACTGCTACCAACGCCTACGGAGAAGAACTGCGTGCTGGCAATATTCGACCTGGCGAATACGCAGAGCTATTGCAGGATCTACAGCGCCAGATCACCATAACTGAAAACATGAGTCAGTTTGAAACCAAACAAAGGTTAAATACAGCCATAACTGCCTTGGTCACCATAGCCTCGGCAGTGTAAAAGATAAATAATATACTATGAAAACACTACGCGAAATGATGGATTTAATTGAGTCTGCTCAACGAGTAGCAGAAATGGACAAGAGTCAAAAGTCACAAGAACGTCACGGAGATTATCCGCTTGGAGCCAAAGGCACTACGGCCAAACCAGTTGCCGCAAAAAAGGTAGTAAAAGATCTTGCCCAAGATTTAGAGCAAGCATTTGCCAAAGAAAAAAACAAGTCAAAAAAAAAGGCGTAAAGGAAGGCAAGATTACACTTAGTTCAGATCCAAACTGGTATGGAGCAGAAGTAGGTGACTATAAAGCCACTGGACCTATAGTAAATTTATCCGCTAATCAGTTAGTTGGATTCGAACCAGATAACAAAATGAATCAACCTGCCAGCAAAGCCAATGTTGAAAAGATTGTTGCTGGTTTGAAACAAGGTGCTAAACTTCCTCCATTGTTGGTTCGCAAATACAAAAATGGATATCAGGTATTAGATGGCCATCATAGATTCTGGGCTTACAAATTGTTGGGAACAAAATCAATACCAGCACAAGTAGTTCCTGATGAAGACATTGTAGAAAAAGGTCAGCAAGGCGTGGCGGAAGACCAACTTGAAGAAACCGAAACGGATCCTATTCGTCGTATAGAAGAACTATTTCGCGATAAATAAAGGTGTAGTTCGCGGGCGGCAACCCCAACTACTCTAACGCTTGAAAGGAGCATCAGCTTGACACTTACTTATATTCCTACCTCAACACCTTATACCTATGTGATAGGTTGGAGCCATCTTGGTGTTCGCTACTATGGAGTGCGTTTTGCTCAAGGTTGCGACCCTACTGAACTATGGCAAACCTATTTCACCAGCAGTCAGCATGTGGCCGAATTCCGCAGGCTACACGGTGACCCAGACCTACTACAAATAAGAAAAACTTTTGCGTCAGCACAGTCAGCACAACAATGGGAACATCGTGTGCTCAGGCGATTGCGTGTGACTCAAAGTGATCAGTGGTTGAACCGCACTGACAACATCAGCATAGCCGCACAACCCGGCGATCTCAATCCTGCACGGCGACCCGAAGTGCGAGCCAAGATCAGCGAGAGTGTTAAAAGAGTTGCCAAACGCGGTGACGAAAGCGTGAGAAGAAAGCACCCTGAAAAATATGCACATTTAAGTGCCTTGTTGAAAGGTCGACGCAACTACTGGCAAGAGGGTGATCTCAATCCAGCAAAGCGTCCAGAAGTCAGAGCCAAACTCAAAGGAATGCAAAATTCATTAGGCTATAGACACACAGAGGCCGAGAAAAAACGCATTTCAGAAAGATTCTTGGGTGTTCCTAAAAATAGGGTCAGTTGTTTGTGTTGTCGTAAAGAAGTTGGCATCAACACTTTTCCCAGGTGGCACGGAGATAACTGCAAAAACCGCTAAATACACAATAATAAAAATAATAAGGAGCCGGTATGCCCACAGCAGAAGAATACGCCAAACTTAGCGACAGCGACAAGAAAAAAGAAGATTTCATGAATGCAAAATGGAGACCTATGTGTGCCTGGGTCTACCTGGTAGTATGCGTGGCCGACTTTGTGATATTCCCTATATTATGGAGCCTGGTCCAGGTCCTGGGCGACGGCAAGGTAGAAACACAATGGAGTCCCATCACCCTGCAAGGTGCCGGCTTGTTCCACATGGCCATGGGCGCCATACTTGGTATCGCCGCATATGGTCGCACACAAGAGAAAATGGCCGGAGCCAACAACGGTGGCATATCCACATCAACGCCAGCTCCTAGCTTTGGGGCGCCTGCCGCACCTGCACCCAGCTTTGGCGGAGCACCGCTAGGTGGGAACTCAGTCAGCACTGTTCCCGCATTTGGAGCGCCGTCGGCAAAAACCACACCTGCACCTGCATTTGGAGCACCGGCGCAACCACCACACCCTGAAATTTAAGGAGACACAAAATGTTAGATATCATATTATGGATAGCAGTAGGAGCATTTGTAGGCTGGAACTTTCCACAACCGTTCTGGGCCCGGGCAATACAAGAAAAGATTACCTCAATGATAAAGGATAAGAAATGAACACCATTGTTAAAATTTGTTGGGCCACAGTCATAGCATTTGGTTTGATCACCCTGGCCAACGCCTGTGAAGCAGCCGAAACCAAGCGTGTGTGCAAGACCGACGAAAAAACCAAAAAAGAAGTCTGCCGAGACATCAAAGTACACAAGAAACTAGAAGGTACACCTGTACCACCTGCCAAGAAGTAATTGCATCAAGCGATGGTAGACAGTATAATTACAATGCTGTCTACCATTTCTTTTTATGCATAATCCTTACCAAACTCTGGGCGTTGATCACAATGCCACTGCCGACGAAATCAAACGAGCCTATCGCAAGTTGGCCAGTCAGCACCATCCTGACAAAGGTGGAGACAAAGCCCGATTCCAGGAAGTACAGGCCGCATATGATGCCCTGACCAATCCACAGCGACAGCATGGTTCCCAAAGCCCTTTCCAGGGCGGATTCAATCCCAGTGGTTCCTTTGATTTTGACAGCATATTCAGCATGTTTGGCGCACAGTTCCAGAATCCCAACATGCACCGTCGACAACAGGCACGCATGAGTCTGTGGGTCACTCTACGAGATGTGGCACAGGGCGGTCGCAAAATGGTCAGCGTGGGCACCGCGCAAGGCACACAGGCCGTGGACATTGAAATACCACGAGCCATCAACGACGGTGACACAGTGCAGTATCCTGGCATTGGCCCCGGTGGCATGGATCTGTTGGTCACATTCAGGATACACCCGGATCCAAAATTCCAACGGCAGGATCTAAATCTTTATTCGGATCACACTGTCGGCATCTGGGATCTGATCTTGGGCACCGACACTCAGATACGTGATATTTTGGGCAACACTTTGATCCTGAATGTTCCGGCACGCACACAACCCGGCACAGTGCTGAGATTGCGTGGACGAGGGCTGACCAGCAGAGAAGGCGCCCAGGGCGATCTACTGATACGCATACAGGCCAGCATACCCACAGATATTCCACCCGATTTATTGAGCATGATACAGCAAAATCGGGTCCAATAAATATCCAAGTAGATTGTGATTTGCAGTAAAATAGTATATACTAGTAGCAAGGTCCATAATAACCAAACAAGGAACACATGCAAAACAATCCAGAAATAGAACAAATAATCGATGCGGCTGTGAAGATAGCTCGCGAGCGCCGTCATGAATATGTCATGACCGAACATGTATTACTGAGCCTGATACGCCATGAACCATTCCGTCAAGTTTTGGAAAAGTTCGGTACTGATGTGAGATTGTTGGATAGTGAGCTGGATGCTTATCTACACGGATGTGTCAGCGTGATCGTCACAGATGATGTGCAACCCAAAAAGACCAATGCCCTGGAACGCTGTTTCAATCGTGCCATGACCCAGGTCTTGTTCACAGGACGTCGATCAATGACCACCTTGGATCTATACCTGGCCATGATGGCCGAAAACAACAGTCATGCACACTATTTCTTGCTGAAATACGGTATCAAGAAACAGGAGTTCGTGGACTTCTGGCAAAAGCATTACAAACAAAGTGACGTGGTGTTTACCGATCAACAGGCCACAGAAATACTCACTGAGCATTGTGTGAACCTCACTGACCTAGCACGTGAAGACAAACTGGAACCCATGATTGGTCGTAGCACTGAACTGGATGAAATGATCACTGTGCTGGCACGCAAGTTCAAGGCCAACGTGCTCATGGTTGGAGATCCTGGTGTGGGTAAAACTGCCATCGTGGAAGGTCTGGCACAAGAAATGATCGCAGGTCGTGTGCCCAAGTTCTTGCAGGATCACGAACTGTGGTCGTTAGAAGTTGGATCATTATTGGCAGGAAGCAAATATCGCGGCGAGTTTGAAGAAAAGTTCAAGCAGGTCATTGCCGCACTTTCGGCCAAGAAAAACTGTATCTTGTTTATAGATGAGGCGCACACCATGAAGGGTGCCGGTGCGTCAAGCCAAAGCACGCTTGACATGGCCAACATGATCAAGCCTGCCATCACCAAGGGCGTGTTAAAAGTCATAGCCAACACCACTTGGGAAGAATACTACGAGAGTTTTGAAAAGGATCGTGCGCTCATGCGGCGTTTCCACAGAGTCAGCATTGACGAACCCGATGCTGGAACCACAGAAAAGATCTTGTTGGGCTTGAGTCCCAGACTGGAACAGTTCCACAATGTGCTCATAGACACCGATGCGGTCACTGCCGCAGTGGAGCTCAGTGGTCGTTACATACATGATCGCAAAAACCCTGACAAGAGCATTGACTTGTTGGACGGTGCTTGTGCTCGAGAGCGTGTCAAAGACGCTGGCTTGATCACGGTGACCCGCGACATGATCATGGCACAGTTGAGTCGCACCACAGATGTGCCCGTGGATCGTTTGCAAAACGAACGGTCAACCAAGATCATGGAACTGGAAAGCAATATCAAACAGAAACTGTATGGCCAAGACGCCGCGGTTGATAGTGTGCTGGATCGTGTGTACATCAACTTCTCGGGCATTGGCAACGACAAGCGTCCTATCGCCAGCTTCTTGTTCCTGGGGCCCACTGGCACAGGTAAAACAGAACTGGCCAAGTTGTTGGCTGAAAACCTGGACATGAAACTGCTGAAATATGACATGAGTGAATATCAAGAGCGCCATACCGTAAGCAGTCTGATTGGTGCTCCTCCGGGCTATGTGGGCTTTGAAGATGGCAACGTAGGCGGTGGTAAACTGATCAGTGATGTTTCCAAGAATCCCTATGCTGTGTTGCTGTTCGACGAAATTGAAAAGGCACACCCAGACGTGATCAACATCATGTTGCAGATCCTGGATGAAGCAAGAATCACCAGCGCCAATGGCAAAACTGTGAATCTCAAGAACACGATCATTATCATGACATCGAACCTGGGTGCCCGAGACAACGAAAACAACAACATTGGATTTGGTCAGAGTCTGGAACGTACCGGTTCAGAAGATAAAGCCATGAAAGACTTTTTCAAGCCCGAACTGCGTAATCGTATTGACCAAATATGTAAATTTGCCAAGTTAGACACACTTGCCATCAAGAAGATCGTGGTCAAGTTTGTGGCCGAGTTACAACAGAGCCTGCTGGCCAAGAACATCAGACTCAATCTAGCAGAAAGTGTCATAGACATGCTGGCCGAAAAAGGCTACGATCCCAAGATGGGCGCAAGGCCACTTAATCGCAAGATCGACGAACTGATCCGTGTGCCACTCAGCAAACGCATCTTGTTTGATCGCCTGGAAAACTGCACCATACATGCTGCCATGAAAGACGACAGTGTGGATTTCACTGTGAGTTCCTCGCAACCAGTGGTCGATGAACAAGGATACATTTTACTTGACAAACCTCAAGTTTAATCCCGTCAAAAAAGATCGATTGTTTTATGATCGATTCGAATACTGCATAGGATTTTATCTACAAGAAGTCAACTGCTTGCGAGTGTTGGATCATGCCTGTATCACCGACATGATCGAGCGCCGGAAAACCTGGCGTGAAATCGCACAACAACGATGGGGCAACAATCGCAACATACTGGGACGGCGATGGCAAGAAATCACCGAAGTCACGGCCACGGAGTTGCATTCCTTGGCCACCAAGCTGTTGACAACTTCTGCTGATTTCAAACTGGTGGTATCTATCAATCAAGGCTATGTCTACACAAATGATTTAGATTTTATCACAGATTTGGCTGCCATGCCCGAACTGCTGTACAAGTCCTATACCCGGGCCCAGATAGTGCGGCCCAAGGACACAGTTCAGCTGAAAAATCCTCGGCATCAGTTCCGCACCTATTTGACCATGTGCAAGCTCACAGCCGAACAAAGGCACAATCTGGAAGAATTCCTGATCACCCAAAGTGACCATGTGCGCCTGAGCCCGGCCCTGGCCCGCTGGATTGATCTGCCATTTAACCGCACCCAAGATTATTTCTTCATTGATCACGACACAGAAACCTGGTGTACCATGTTGAGCCTGGTGATTCCGGGCGTGGTAAGAAAAACCATGCCCATAACCGCTGCTAAATAAAACACTATGGCAAAAATCAACGAACAAACTCTGATAATCACTGTCAGCCAACTGGTCAAAGATGATGCCCCTGTTTCTGCTTTGCTCAGCGAAGAAGTTGTAGCTCAGCTAGAAGCAGTGGTGGGCGAATTGGCTGGTGCTGGAACCCTGGTAGAGATCCGTCAGGCATGACCGCATACAACACCGTGACCCTGTTGGAAAACGTGGTCTATGGACAAGCATCCGGCAACTACGATGGTAGCAGCCTGTTGTTTTACGGCAACGCTGTACCAGCAGCCAACTACTACGGTGGCAACGGCAACACACAAACCATATTTTATCGCTTGCAGGATGTGCAAGCACACGTTTCCGTACAGGCTTCATTGAACAACGAAGTTGAACAAGCACACTGGTTTGATGTGCATACCTTGAGTGATGACAGCACCACACATACTGGTGTGTACGCATTCAATGTAACTGGTAACTTTGTTTGGTTGCGTGCCCGTGTAGAGTTTTTCGAAGGCGGAACTATTAACTCTATCACTGCCAACTACTAACAATGGAACGAATAAAGATATCTTGTGATATTACTCCCACCAACGGCAACCGTCCAGTGGGTCTATCAATCACAGTCAATGAGCAGTGCATATTCGACAGCGAAGCCGTGACTCATGCCCTGCGTGTGGATCAAGAAGTAGAACTGCCAGAAAATCAAGAAAATACACTAAAAATACAGCTCAAAAACAAAACGGCCGCTCATACCCGTGTGGATGAACAAGGCACGATCACAGAAGATTCCAGCATACTCCTGGAACACCTGGCTTTTGATGAGCTGGAACTGGGCCAGATCGTAGTAGATCACGCTGTATACGAGCATGATTTCAACGGCACAGGCAACTTCATCCAAGACAAGTTCTACCGCGATCTTGGTTGCAACGGCACAGTCACGCTGAAATTCAGCACTCCTGTTTACCTTTGGTTGCTTGAACAGATCTAAATAAATATTACAATGAACTTCATTGTGATATATCCCGGCAGATTCCATCCTTTCCATCGCGGACACTTGGCCAGTTACGAATATCTGACCAAACGCTACGGGGACGATTCAGTTTACATAGCCACGTCAGACGTGACTGAACCTGGCAACAGTCCTTTCAGCTACGAAGACAAGCTCAAAATGATCACACGCCTGGGCATTCCTTCTGGGCATGTGGTACGGGTCAAAAATCCTTATCAAGCACAAGAAATCACCAGTGGCCTCAGCGACGAGGAAAAGGCCAACACTGCTTTGATTTTTGCTGTCAGCGAAAAAGACATGCAGGCCAAAAGCGAATTAAATCCCAAAGGGCCCAGATTTTCCTACGGTACCAAGCGTGATGGAAGCCCCAGTTATCTTCAGCCCATGCCTGAGAATATCAAACAAATCAAGCCCATGAGCCAGCATGCTTATGTGACCGTGACACCCACAGTGCCATTTCGTGTGCAGGGTGCAGATGCTGATTCGGCCCGGCAGATACGCAATCTCTATGTCAATGCCAATGATCAAGATCGTGACAATATAATTGCTGATCTTTATGGCGAAGCTTACCCTGACATCAAAGACATTTTTGACCAGCAGCTGGGTGTGAATGCTCCGCAAGAAGGCATCATATATGGTCAAGAACGTGTCTATGCCGGAGATCGACCCGTCACTGTGATGCGTGAAGAACGCTTGGCCTGCCTGCGCGAAAACATCGAATACCTACAAAATCAAATCCAACGCTTGCGTGACAGCCTGGACTATATTGATGAAAAATGGAGCCGCAAATACAAAAAAAGTATCAACTGCGCCAGCCCTCGAGGATTCAGCCAAAAAGCCCATTGTGCTGCCCGCCGTAAAAGATCACGCGGCGGCTCAACAAACTAAGTATTGCCAATGTACAAACATTTTGGAATAAACTACGATCCTGATTCTTTTAAAATTTGGTATTCACCCTGTGAACGTCAATCTTTATCCTGGACAGAAGAAATAAAAATAGCCGCAACGACCATAGCCCAGGCAACCAATAAAGATATATGGGTGTGCATGTCAGGTGGCGTCGACAGTGAAATCGTAGCAAGAACTTTAAAAAATGCCAACATACCATTTAGAGTATTGATCTGTAGGTTTCTAGATGACTTAAATTCTCACGACATAAGTTTTGCCATTGAACATTGCAAATTTTACGGTATTGATTACAAAATTTTTGATTTTGATATCATTGAGTTTTTACGGGAAGGCTATAAAACCCACATGAATCAAAACTTGGTATCCAACAATGTTTTTAGATATCTTACCATTGAGTTGTTGCAGCAGATCGAAGACATGAACGGCTACGCCATCGTGGGCGGCAAAAGTGCCGGACTTGAACTGCAACAAAAACGCTTGGTGGAGGTTGATCCCAACAACGATCCTGTGTGCGACACCTACGATATTGGATCCTTGGCTCCCTTGGAATGGTGCAGGAAAAACAACCTGAATCACAGTGTGTTTTTTTATCAAACCACATCGGAAATACATGCGGCCTATCTCAAAGATCCAGTCAACCAACTGTTAATTAACAATCCTTACATGTCACGTTCAGGCTGGATGGGACCACCAGCCAAAACCATGATGGTCAGATCGCTCTTTCCTGAGCTCAAACCCCGGCCCAAGCACAATGGATTTGAATCAATCAAAGATCTAAGATTGGCAACTGAAATAAAAATGGCACAGTATTTTGGCCTTGATGCCGAAGTATGGGATAAAAGATTTAAAACTTTGTTTTCCAATAATCAAATCGCCATTCCTGTGTCGGAAGTGCAACAGCAGTTGGGTGTTGAAAATTTTACCGGGTAGCCTAGGTTCTGTAAATATCTGACACTTTACAAGAGGAACTCATGGCTGAAACCAAAGACGCAACACCAACAACACAAACACCAGCGCCACAACCTGGTCAGCAACAAATCCAAGTAAACATTGATTATTTGAAGACCACCCGTGTGCATATCTGCATGCCTTGTTATGGTGGCATGCTTACGGAAAGCACATTCATGAGCTATATCAAATGGTCAAATACCTGCCGTCAATTGGGCATTGATTGGACCATGGAAACAATGACCAATGAAAGTCTTATTTCACGTGCTCGTAACACACTCACAGCCAAGTTCCTGCACAACAAAGAATCAACTCACTTGATGTTTATTGATGCTGACATTGGCTGGGAACCCTGGCATCTTTTGGTCATGATGAATCGTGACGTGGATGTTATCGGTGGTTTATATCCAATGAAAAGCCTGCCGGTCAAATGGTGTGTCAACGGCTTTGAAGGTGCTGAAGAAGGCCCAGATGGACTACAAGAAGTTAGCAAAACCGGCACAGGTTTTATGTTAATCAAGCGTGGAGTATTTGAAAAACTGGATCAACACCCAGCCACTCGTCCATTCATGAACGACATTGGCTTGCCGGCAGAATTAAACCCCTACATGAAGACCTACTTTGACACCGCTGTGCGTGAAAATCGCTACTACAGTGAAGACTGGACTTTCTGTGAAAACTGGCGCGACCTAGGTGGCAAAGTCTGGGTAGACAAACGTGTACTACTCAAGCATACTGGCACCTATGTGTTTGATTTCCAGGCTCAAGATCAGCTGTATCGTGATCTGCACTCTCTGGCCCAGGCCAATGGTATGGCTGCTCCGGTGGATCGTCCTGCTCCACCTGCGCTGGACAAACCCGTGGTGGCCAAACCCATAGCTAGTAGCAAAAAAGACAAGAAGAAAGCCAAAGCCTAACAGCGGTAAATACAGTTTATGAATATTCATGAACTGGATTCTTACGATCTTGGCGATGCAGTCAAGTTCAACGATAAACTAAATCCACGTATTTGGGGCGCAGATGAAAAAATGCGTCCCGAAGTGCGTGAGCAGTTGTTGAAGATCGCTGACGATTTCCGCGAATTCCTGGGCATAGACGTTGAAGTCCAAGACATCACTGTTTCGGGCAGCAACGCAGCATTTACCTACACTCCACATAGTGACATAGATCTACACCTGGTGGTTGACTTGCCTGAAGCTGATCGCAATGAAGTGTATCGTGAACTTTTTGATGCCAAGAAGTATGCCTACAACGAACAGCACGATATCCGTATCGGCGGCTACGATGTAGAACTGTATGTGCAGGACGCCAACAAGAAACATCACAGCCAAGGTATCTACAGCATAATGAACAATGATTGGGTCAGTGTGCCCAAACGACGCAGGCCTGATGTGGATGATATTTCAGTAAAAAGCAAGTTTGAAGATCTTGGTCATCGTATTGAAACAGCGATCAAGAGCCAGGACTATGAACAGATTAGTGCCATGGTCAACAAGCTCAAAGATTATCGTCAGGCTGGCTTGGACGCTCACGGAGAATTTGGTCCAGAAAATCTAGCATTTAAAATATTAAGAACACAGGGTCTGATCAAAAAGTTATATGACGCTCGTAATAGTTCCAAAGACCGGTTGTTGAGCCTAGACGAACGCCGTAAAAAGAAGAAAAAGAAATCAGTACGATATGGCTATGGCGGCTATTGGTTCCCAGGCACTGCCTATGCTGGACAAGATCATCCAGCTGGCACCGAAGGCGGTGATGGTGGTGGAGACGGTGGTGGCGAAAGTGTTCGCGAAGATGCAGGCATGACCTGGGATGGAGTTAATCCAACCACTTGCATGTTCTTGAACGAACAAGACCCGGCAACAGATGAAGACATTCTACAAGACTTTGTAGACTTCTGCGTGAAAGAATTAAAAATAGAACAAATGCCACGTGTGCGACTGCGCCGTGATCCACAGTGGTCTGCGGTACACAAAACCTTTGGTCGCTACAATGATGAAAACAAAACTCTCGAAGTGGCCTGGGGTCAGCGACACATCATGGATGTGCTAAGAACAGTGGCACACGAACTCACACACAAGCATCAACACGAGCGTGAAGGCGAACGCATGGGACCTGATGCTGGTGAAACCGGCAGTCCCTATGAAAATGAAGCCAATGCCCGAGCCGGTGTGCTCATGCGCGACTATGGTCGCTTACATCCAGAATACTTTGTCGTTGGTCAAGCACACGATCTCGAAGAAAGTGCCAGCGGCTACATTCCCACAAAAAAGCAGGCCCGGGATCCCCGATTCAGCATGGCACTCACTGTAGACATCAAACCTGGTCAGGTAGGCAAAGAAGCCAACAAACTAAAACTCAAGACCGATCGACAGGGTCATCCACAAATTGCCAACCCCAATGGCCTGTTTGAAAATCTATACAAAGAGTACAAGAAATACAAAACCGACGAAGACTACAGCCCCGACGAACCACCGGGTCCAGAGAGCAAGCCCACCATGCCCAAGGGCACCTTGCGTGTAGATGTTTCGGATGTGTATGACTGGTACAAACTAGGACAACATATCAGCAACATGAAAGGACTGGGCCAGCATGATTTTGGCAAGGGACCTCCCAGCAGTATCATCAGCTTTGGTGACGAAGATGAAGAACATCGGTTTATTGGTGATCTAGAAGCCACAGGTCTTGATGTCACTGACATTGACCCTAAGGATCCCAAACAACCTCCCGGCCGAACAATCAAAACAGATCCTACCTACAATGTGGACGAGGCCATACAAGCACCTATAAGCAAAGAACAACAGGCAGAACAAGACTATTTGAAGTTCATCATGGCCAAGGTCAACAGCGGTCGCGTGTTGAATCGTCATGAACAACGGTTCCTACAGGACTATCAACTTAAAAAAAAGTTAGCAGAAGACGAAGATCTTGATGAAGTAAAAATGAGCCCGTCTTCTCTGGAAAAGTTTGCTACTTCACCCGAGGCTCGAGGCATACGTGCTGGTTTTGAAGCTGAACTGATCTTCCGCGACACACAGGGCGATTCAGATGACATGGATCCTGAACCCGACTACGATGCCGACGAGCGTACCTACAGCATACAGCAGGTCATAGAGTTCTTTGAAAACGATGAATACGGATATGGTATCAGTGACCGCCAGCGCAACAGACTAGAAGAACAGCTGGATGAAACCTACATGAACTGGCGCGACGAACAGATGATGGATGACTTCCGCAACGAAGCTGAGGATTTAGTGCGTGAGGTGTATCTCAATGAAACCCCCATGGGAGAACGCATTATTAAAGTCTTGACAGATGGCATGGAGATCGACGATGCCCGAGCTGATAAAATCTTGGCTGTAGGCATGGATGCGCCACGCTTTACCAAAACAAGTGAACAACAGGCCTATGCTGAACAAAATCCCGACTATAAAATATATCTGGAAGCAGAGAATGATGCCGACGCTATTTTGGATGAAGAAGTAGAAACCAGTATTGAAAAACAGGACGGCTATTACGATCAGGCCATAGAGGATTTCCGCGACAACTATGCCGGAGACGATGACTCATTCTTCTCGGATGTGGGCCTGCGGTGGATGAGCGACATAGCCAACGAATACAATTTAGATTGGCCGGTTTGGAACATGGACAGCCGCGGCAACGATGGCAGTAGAGACTGGGACGACATTGGTGCGGAACTACAAAGCGTGGTAGACATGCCTGTGAAAGTAAGTACCAACTATCACAGCACCACACGCAGAGAAGGACAGTGGATCATTGAACCCGACGGTAGCTTGGATCCTGATGACAAATCAGACGAAGTGGGCCTGGAAATCGTCAGCCCACCCATGCCCTTGCTCACAGCCATAGAAAAATTAAAAGCAGTAGTGGACTGGGCCAACGATCCCAATGGCGGCAATGCTTATACCAATAGTAGCACAGGTCTGCACATGGGTGTGAGCCTGCCGGTCCGGGGCGGCGATGTAGACTATGTGAAGTTGATCCTGTTCATGGGCGACAAGTATGTGCTGGACACATTTGGTAGAAGTGCCAACACCTATACAGCTTCGGCATTGGAAAAGTTCAAACAGAACATCAAAGGCGGCAAGAGTGATCCGGCTGGTGTGGTCACGTTGTTGAAACATGGGCTCACTGAGCTGGCCTACAAAGAACTGCAAAAAGGTGTGGGCACCAGCAAGTACACTTCGGCACACTTGCAGAATGGCTATATTGAGTTCCGCAGTCCCGGCGGCGACTGGCTGGCCAAGGCCGATGAAGAAATAGGCATTTTGGAAAACACCATGATGCGTTTTGCCCGTGCCATGCAGATTGCCGGAGATCCTGGTGCTGAACGTCAAGAGTATGCCAAGAAGCTGTACAAGTTGGTCACAGCTGACAACGAGCAGTATGCAGATCAACTGCGCTTGTTTTCGGAGTTCAGTGCTGGCACTATAGACAAAGAACAACTCAAAAAGCAGTGGGCTGAAAAGACCATTGGCACAGAAAAGCAAGCAAATCAGCGTTGGAAACTGTATCAAAAGTTCAACCGCACATGGACCGCGGTACCTGGTGCAGAATGGAATGGTTACACAGAAGATCAAGTTAAAAATGCTGTGTGGAGCAAGTATGGTCGTGAATCACTAGACTCAGGTGAATACAAGTTGGTCAACATGGGCGAGCAAGACTGGGAAGTGTATGATGTCAAAACTGGTCAAACTCTTGAAATAGTCAAAGGCAAGAGTCGAGGCGAAGTGGCCGATGCGGTGTATGACAAGTATGCAGACAAAGGTATTGGTTTCAATGTGCGGCCTTATGAAGATCCAGCCAAGCTAACACCCCGAGCCAAGTTGGCTAAACGCATTGTCAAGAAACCTAACACACCAACCGAATACAACTACGAGATCGTTGATCGCAAAACAGG